TTTTCGTGATTAGTTATAAGATTATTAATAAAAGAATCATAATGAACAGGAGTACCATTAACACGCAACCTCCCAGTGTGAGGCTCAATAGCAGGATAGACAACCGCAGTAACCAGATTAGCGTTTTTATCTCTGGCCTCTCTTGTGATTGTATTTGCTTCGTGTTCGAAGTCATCAAGTACGATGAGGTCGTATCTTTTGTGTAGCTTTGCTCCTCCTCTGATTCCTGCAACATTACTTTTACTGATGAGTTTGCATCCATTTTTTAACTCTATGTCTTCCTCTGTCCACTTTTTTCCTTTTAAATCCCCAAAATAATATTTTAATCTATCATTAAATTCGAGGTGGTGTCTAATGTAATCCATATTACCTACACTAAGTTTTTGCGTAGCAGACACCCAAGCATAAAAAAGAAAGTCGTCTTTGCAGAAAACAAAATCTTTTAACATAGATGCTTTTGTTAATACGGTCTTACCATGACCTCTAGGAATAATAATGGCAGTTTGTTTGTTATCATGATTATCAATTGCATCTGCAACTTCGTAATGAAAGAATGGTGTCTCGCTTCGTAAGAAATCATCAGGTAAGAATAATTTACCAAATGCAATTAAATCTGTATATGCAAGTTTTAGAGCTTCTTCAGCTTCGCTTACATTCTGTGTATTTATATTTGCCATCTATTATAAATTTCATTTGTTCATAAGACTTGGAACAATTCCCATCTTTATGATGTATATGTTGATTAGGCCCTTTATTAGCTAAATGCCAATATGCAAGACTAGGAATTAAAATGATTTCGTTTTCTTCTTTTGTTCTTTCCATTGATTCCTCTTGTATTCTAAAAATTTAGCCCCTTCATAGGGATTAAAGATAGTAGTAATTAATCTATTGTCATCATCTTCATAATAAGGGTCTATTATAGTGACAGGAGCATTGAAGATATTTCTATCATCTAATCCTAACTTTTCAGCATAACTATCCATTATTTTAAATGATGCTACTTGTATAGCGTGACTAATAAGACCACTAGCTGGGTCTTTTAATACTTGATAACCTGAAACATGAGTATGTCCACAAGTAAGTATGTGGTCTTTCCACCCCATCTGAGCTGCCTTTGCAACTCCATGAGCTGTATTCCACATTGAATTACCTTTAAACATATGTCTAGCATTTACTCTTATTTCTTTTCCATTGGGAAATATAAGATTTAATCTAGCTCCCCATTGTTCATATACACCTGAATGGTCACGCATTATAAATTCTAACGGGTCTCCATCCCCACTCCATACATCATGATTACCAGCTACTAGATATAACCATTCTACACTATTAACAAAATGCTCTGTAAGTCTCCACGATTCTTTAGCTGAAGTAGATTGCTGACCATATAACGCTTGTAATCTACCTATCCAGTTATTCTGTATATCACCTAGATTCCCACCAAACAATCCATCTGTTTTATTTACTAGATTGCATAAGCTATATATTTGTGCTAAGTCAGTACCATCATCGTCTACATGAGGGTCTCCAAAGTGAAGTATTCCTATAGGGCCTTTTTGATTAATATGTACATTGATTAATTTTTTAGATTGTTTCGCTTTTCTTTTTTGAGTGTATTGTTTTTTACGATGCTCTATTATTTCTTCAATAGGAAGATGTTCTATTGCATCTAATTCTTCTAATTCAAATGGAGCTTTTTCTGCTATTCTTGGTGCGATTGTTTTTCCATTACAAGCATAACACATCCACCTTTGTCTTTTTTTATTATTTTTCCAATATTGCCAACCATCTTTTCTTAAATTCCTAGAACCACATTTAGGGCATGCTATAATGTGACCATCTTCATTTTTTCTCATTTAATCCTCGGTTTTTTCAGTACTTTCTACCAGCTCTTTTCTCTCTACTCCCTCTAGTTCTTTTGGACTAAACCCTTGAAACATTCCGACAACACCTATTTCTTTATGTTTAACTGTATTGCCAACTGTACCAATAGCTTTACCAAGTTCTTTAACTGACTGTAGAATAATACCATCATCCTCACTTAAATCTGCTAAATCTTTTAATTTTTGCAATATATATTCATGGTCTATCCCCAGTTCTTTAGCTACTTCTAAAGCAGTTCTATCTATTTCTTTCATTATCCTCTCCTGTTTTAAAAGCACGGCTGCTTTCTTTTTTGCATTATTTTGATTTTCTTCATTAAACGCTGTCATATAAGCTTTAACAGCTCCCATACCAACTACAACATTTGTTGCAAACTCTTTTTCCTTGTTTGTAGGCTTAGTACGTTTCCGTACTCTGGAAGATGGGTTTTTTATGGTCTTGGAAAAAGTGTATCTATTAGCATGAGAGCTGAAGTCTGTATCCATGAATGTATTATCACGATTCAGAAATGTACCTACTATTGTCCTTACCCATCCTCTGGCAAATTTATAATTTTTTCTATCTCCCGGATGATTAACCTTATCTGCTACTTTTAATAATTGAACAATCCTACCATCATCACTTAATACCCAATCTTTTTCTTTAGCAAATCTCCAGTTTTCTTTTATTTCTGGAGTTCTAGGGAGTGTGTTTTTAAAATGTTCTTTAAATTCCTCTACATCATCAAATACATAATGAGAGACATTCCTAATTTTTCTCTTCTCCAATTGACTTCTCCTTCAGTTTTACTCTAAGAATAGTTACCTCTATAAATAATTCATCTATTAATTCATTTACCTCAGAAGGTATCATGAATTTTTTTTTATTAACTTCTATTGGATGATAAGATTTAGACAAATCCTTCAAGATAGACTCTTGGTCATCTACTGATAACAAACCCAATTCCTTTAATTCTATAGCCATACTATATATACTATGTTATATGCCGGGCCTACAATATCCCTTTCGACCCCCCTGTAATCCCCCCAATTTAAAGCAAGTGTCAAGTACTTGTCAATGCCCAAGTTGTTTTTTAAAAAAATTATAGGATTTTGTTATACAGCCAAACTCGGCTAGTACGCACTTTAAGAGGATTATGGAAATCCGATTTTTAGTTAAAAACATAACAGAAAGGTAAACACTATGGACTTTATTTCATATTGGGTAGCAATAGATGAGAATTTTGTTCTCATATCAATGTCAGTAAGTGAAGAAACACACAGGATTGGTGACAAAGATTATCACGTGGTTGAACACGAATCAGGACATAAGAAACTGATGACCGAGAAAGGTGTCAAAGAAATGATTGATGCTAGTGACAAGGTTGAATCATTGTTAACATAGTGAGTGGGGGGTTTCCCCCCTTACTAGCGTAACTTATAGGGCGCAGTGAACACATCATATACATATTGGTATTCCTCCGCAAGTCTACCGGTGTTAGTAGCTGCCCTTTCTTTATATATAATAAGATTTAATATTAACTTGGGCATAAACTATATAATGCAAGAGTAACGTAGGCTATAACCTAAAACCTACAAGTGTGAGTTTCTAGAACTCGGTTGAATACCAACCTATATCACAACAGAACCGATATGTTCTGATAAATGAATGCTAGGTGTAAGCACAATCTCTTGCACAAACTATAATAACTATAATAGGAGTACATAATGACAAAAGAAAAATTTCATAATCATAGTGTAATTAATGTCAAATTAAGATGCCCAGAGACTAATAAATTATTACATATATTTAATTGTTTACAGGTATCAGATGCTCATAGTGGGAAGAGTTTAAAAGCATGGTGCGTTGATAAATATGAATCATTTGAAAAAGATGTAGATTTATTAAGGAGTAGAATAGATTTATATATACCTCCTAAATATATTGTTCGTATGGAGGCTTGGAGTTCTAACTCATATACACCACATAAAGAAGTAAGGCGAGGCTCTTATGATGATACTAGATATAAATTTTAATTAACAAGGAGTAAATAATGTTAGATGTACTATTAGCAACAATGAGCTTTATAGCAGCGATGTCAATGTTCTTTCTATGTTGGTTGGGTTGGACAATGAATAAGCAACTAGAACACAATGATAATGTAATCAATAAACTACAAGATGAAATAGAAGAGTTGACTAAATCAAGAGAAGATTTATGGCAAAGATATAAACGAATACAAATATATGTAAAAAATAATATGCAAATAGAAAATTAATTAACCAATAAACCACATAACAGAGGAGTCAGACATGACACTTATATTAATACATGAAAATCAATGGTCATTCAGATACTATGGTAGAGTAATAACTGTTGATGCACAAAATTATAGTCAAGCAGTAAATAAAGTATCAAAAGAACTAAGGAGAAATAACTAATGAGTATTAAAAAATTACCAGAAGACATTAAAGAAGTATTTAATCAGATAGATGATATTTTAAAGAACTACCCAGATGTAAAAGAAATATATGATGTTGATGTTGATGAAGACGGGCCATTTATAGTATCAATGGATGAAAATGAATGGGAAAACTATAAAGACAAGGAGAAATAAATGGGATTAAGGCTAACATTGACCCAGACACAGGTTCAAATACTTAAATCAGAGATTAAACAAATCAAGGTTGATAAGACTGATTATGTTTGGGTTAATTTAGGCTTAGTAGCATATGGTGTACGAAATGATAATGGTGAGGCTCAAATATATATGAGAGTTGGTATTAGAAAAGATTTAGGTACTAAACTTCCAAAAGAACTATTAGAAGTAAAGACAAAATACTTCACAAATCAAATAGATGGAGAATGTGTTGGTAATGTACCACATCAAGTAGATACTGTTGATTATATTAAACCTAAAGATTTATATGGCATGATACAAATGTTAAGAGGT